GAATGTACTCGTCGACGAGATTGCCGCGGTTGTCGTAGACGCGCCGCTGACTGCCGACGCCCTCGACCGCGCGGCGCCGGGCTTCGCCTTCCATCAGCTCGAGCGAGGCGATCTCGGCTTGCTGATAGGCGATGGCGAACTCGTCATCGTGTTCCTGCCAGTTGTAAACCGACTTGCGTTCGATGCCGGCGTGCCGCGCCGCGGCCGAGACGTTGCCGAATTCCGCGAAGTGCTCGAGGAAGCTCTTTTTAAGGCGCGTAAGTTGGCTCTGGGTCCGGCCGCTTCGTCCCGGCATCAGCGGCGGCGACCCGTAGCGGCGGTGGTGTGGGTGGCCGAGTAGAGGAACCAGTCCTTTTTGATCGCCAGGGCCATCACCACCTCGAATCGGCAGCCGTGGCAGCGGATGAGGTCGCCCTTGGGATCTCGGACGCGCGCCCAGCTATCGGCCCCGCACCGCGGGCACAGGCCGAAGGATGAGTACGCGAACACCGGGCCACCTCGTCAGGCCGGCGGGGCGTCGTCCGCGGCGAGGGCGGCGGTGGCTTCCGCGAGCGCATCGGTGGCATCGGTCAGTTGCGCGAGCTGTTCCGACGTGGGCGCCGCCGAGGTCGACAGTTGCTCAATGGCCGCGCGAAGCTGCTCGATCTCGGCCTCAACCGCGGCCTTGAGCGTGGCGACGTTCGCGGTAAGGGTATCGAGCGCGGACTGGAGGGAGTCCTGGGTGGTCATGATTTTCTCCGTCGTCTGGATGAGTTGCTGGTGGCCTAACAGCAGGCCGTTGAGGATCTGGATGATGACGTTGGTTTGCTCGAGGAGCCACTGCCAGTGACCTTTCGGGGGGCTCGGCAGCATCAGGCGGTCGGATACCGGACCGGCTCGACGTAGAAGCGCTCGCGGTTGCGGCCCGCGGCGTTGCCAATCGAGAGGCTGTAGTACCACCAGGTACCGGCCTGGTCGGGCGTGATCGAGGTGGTGTACTCGCCGGTCGCGACGTGGGTCAGCGAGGGCGTCTGGGTGGTGCCGTCCGGGGCGTAGACGGTCAGGGCAATGGTGCTGTCGTCGACGGGGTCCTGGGTGGCGGCGTCGTTCGGGTCGCCGGTCGACGGGTCGGTCAGATAGGCGCGCAAAAAAACCGGCTGGTCAATGAGATACGTGTTCACGAAATAGTCACCGTATCGGCCAAAGTATGGATGAACAGCGGACGATCCGAAAGAGTGTGCAGATAGGCGGGCTGGTTATCGGTCAGGGTGTGCAGGAACAGCGCGCGATCCGACAGGGTGTGCTTGCCCGCGATGGTCCGCTCGACGATGTCGCCCAGGTTGGCGAACTCGATAAACGAGTAGTCGCGCATCCGCCGCGGCATCGGCGTGGGCAGTTGCCAGTCGTAGGTCGGGACCTGGCCGGGCGCGCCGTGGATGGTGTCCTGACCGATGAGTTGCGTCGGCGTGAGGTGCAGGTAGGTGTAGTCGCGAGCGCGGAGCGGGCCTTTGGGTGGTGACTCGGTGAGGGCCGTCGAGTCGCCCGCGGGGAGTTGCTGGTAGACGTGCAGCGGCAGCGTCTGGAGCCAGGTGTAGTCACGGGCTCGGGCGGGGCCGCGGGGATTCGGGTAGTCGTAACTCGGCGCTTCGCCGCGAGCGCCGTAGATGGTGTCCTGGCCGATCAGGTTGGGCAGGCGGTTGAGGTGGCTGTAGTCGACGGCCCGCGGGGCGCGTTTCGGCGGCAGGCTGGTGGACTGGGTGCCCGCGGGCAGGACATCGCCGCTGATGCCGAGGGTGAGGTTGTGGCCGGAGTCGCTGAGGGTGGTGGCCCGCGGGGCTGAGCGCGGCGGGAGTTCGAGGCGCTGCTCACCGGTGGGCAGGGCGTCCTGGCCGATGAGGCTGAGCGTGTAGGTGTTGGTGAAGGTGTAGTCGCGAGCGCGGGCTGCGGCGCGGGGCGGGAGCGAGTCGGTGAGCTGGTGGCCGTCCGGGATCTGCTGAACGACGGTAGTCAGCGTGCACAGGTTGATCGGCGGGGCGAAGGTGTAGTCGCGGGCGCGGAGCGGAGCTGCGGGTGGGAGCGCGGTGAGCTGCTCGCCGGCGGTGACGGCGTCCTGGCCGATGAGCGTGAGCGGGAAGGATTCCGCGAGGCTGTAGTCGCGAGCGCGGAGTGGGGCGGGTGACGGCGCCAGGGCCAGCGACTGCTGGCCGACCAGCATGGCGTCGGTGCCGAACAGCCAGAATTCGCTCGGGTCGATCTGAGTCAGCAGATCGACGGCCCGCGGGGCGCGTCTGGGCGGGAGCGAGTCGGTGAGCTGCTTGCCCTCGGGCGGGGGCTGCTGGAGGGTCGCCAGGCAGACGTTGAGCGGGAGCGCGAAGGTGTAGTCGCGGGACCGTTGGGCGGCCGGGGTTGGTAGCTCGGTACGCTGCTCGCCGGTCGGCAGGGCGTCCTGGCCGACCAGGGTGAGCGGGAAAGACTCGACGAAGGTGTAGTCGACGGCCCGCGGCGCACGTTTGGGCGGCAACTCGGTGAGCTGCTCGCCCGTGAGCATCGCGTCGGTCCCGAACAGCCAGACCTCGCTCGGGTCGATGTTGGTGAGCAGGTCGACGGCGCGGCGGGCGGTCTTCGGCGGCAGCTCGGTGGACTGGTCGCCGGCGGCCATCGCGTCCTGACCGAGCAGCGACGGGATGATCGGGTTGACCGAGTTGGCGTCGTAGACCGGATAGCGGAACTGTTTGATCCGGTAGACCGCCGGCCGGATCGTGTCCTGGGTGCTCTGCCCACACGGCAGCGGCGTGACGGCAGCGGCAACGTCGGGCGCTTCGAGTTGCAGCCACGACACCTGGGCGCGCAGTCGCAGATTGAGCGGCAGAATCCCGTTACCCGAATTGGCGTCGAAGACCGGGTAGCGGTACGCCCTGGCGAGGAAACCGTGCGGGCGGCGTGAGTCGAGCGTGCTCTGGCCCGGCGGCGGGCCGTCCGCGTTCAGCCCGAGCAGTAGGCCCTGGCCGACGCCGGTGGTCGTGTTGGTCGTCCAGACGATGCCTGGCGTCAGATACGAGCCCGCGGTATCGAAGGTCTTGGCGCCGTAGCCGATCGTCTCGTCGTTGCCGAGCGTGGTCTGCTGGCTGGCGAACGCGGTGACGCCGGCACCGGCGGTCCAGTTGGTCGTCGTATTGGTCGTCGACCGCGCGCCGATCATCGTCGCGATGAACACGGCCAGGGTGTTGTTCTGGGTCGAGGTGACGTTGGTGGCGTTGACCGTGGTCGCGGTGCTGGCGACGTTCGCCAGCGTCGGCGTGCCGGTGATCGGGCTGAACTGGTGGACGCCGCTGAAGCGGAGGACGACGCCAGCGCGAACGATGGTGCTCGAGCCGAAGGTGATGGCCGCGGGCTGATCGACCGAGCCCGTCGCGGAGGTGGCGAAGCGGTAATAGACGGCGGTGCTGCTGGAGCCGTTGGTACTGGTCAGGGCGGCGACGTTGGTCCAGTTGGTGACGGACGGCGCCGCGGTCGTGTCGTTGCGCTCGAGGACGAGCAGCAGGAAGTCCCCGATGGAGCCGTTCGGGGGAACGGGCTGGATGGTCGCGGCGTTGGTCGCGGTGGCGACCAGCGTGCCGACGCCGACGTAGCTGGGGGTCGTCGCCATCGCCTAGACCTGGGTCGCCGTCAGGCGCACCGACAGGGCGCCGTAGTTGGTGATCGAGACGCTGATCGGCTGCGTCACGTCGAGGAAGCCAGCGGCGATGTTGGTATGCGTCCAGGTCTGGATCGAGACGCCCGACTCGAGCAGCTCGACGGTCAGGTTGACCTGGCCGCCAGCGACGTCCTTGCCGTAGCGGTAGCGGAGGTACTGCGGGCCGCTGAGCGGGGTCGACAGGCTGGTCAGGGCAAAGACCGCCACGTCGGAGGATGGGACAAGACCGGAGCGGATGTAGTCGGTGTTGTCGGGGACCGTCTCGTCGATCGAGGCGTACAGGTTGCTCGAGCTGTTGGCCTCGGTCGTCCAGTTGCCGATGCTGGAATCGGAGATGGCGACGGCGAACTGCCGCGGCGCGAGGTACAGCAGCAGCGCGGAGTAGGGCAGGACGCCGCCGCTGGCCTCGAGGGCGCGCCGACTCTGAAGGTCGAACTGCGAGCCGCGCCAGTACGGCATCGGCTAGCCGCTCAGCGCAGGTTCAGGGACCTCGCCGCGCAGCGCGCGGTGCACGAGCTGGTAGTTGATGACGTTGAGCCGGGCGAGCACGTCGTGACCGATGGCGATGCTGACGTCGAGATAGACGCGGAAGCCGAGATCGCGCGCTTTGTTACAGAACCAGTAATCCTCGGACAGGTTGTTGTAGCCGCCGGCCGCGGGATCTGGTTCCCAGCCGAAGCCAAACAACGGCCAGAAGCGCCAGTCGGTGTTCGAGTTGCACTCTGGGAGGTGCTCGACCATCGCCGCGATGACTCGGCGGTGGACGGCGAAAAAGCCGGTGCTGACGTGGCGCATCTCGAGCGGCGGCTCGTCGGGGCCGAAGCGGATGGCGGTTTCGCCGAGGGTGCGAACGGCGAGGTGAGACGCGTCCGCGGTGGGATAGGCCGCGGCGATCACGTCGTAGCCTGAGCGGCAGCGGTCGACGATGCCGTTGGCGTCCTCGGGGTCGAACACGATGTCGTCGTCCAGCATTAAGCAGACATCGTCGTCGGTGTCCCGATACCACTTGGACACCTGGATGGAGCGGGCGCGGTTGATGCCGGCCTCGCCGCCGAGCTGGGTGCGCCAGCGAGAGGGCGCGGGCGCACTCAGCAGCCGCAGGATGCAGCCGACCGTGGGCAGGCTGATCGAGCGGTACGCGCAGACGATCAGCGTCGTCGAAGCGGTCATGCGCGCAGGGAGCGGAGGGATTGGAGTGCTCGGCCCGAACCCATCCCGCTCACCGTCGGAGCCACCCTCTGGCGCGGTACTTCCTGCCCCGCCAGTATAGCGTCGGCACTGACCCGACTACGCGGGCTCGTAAATTACATGTGCGCCGGTGAGTCCAACAGTCCCGCCCGTAAATGCGCTGAGGCTGACCTCGCCCAGCGAGGCGGTGTTGCCGTAGGTCGCCGGCTCCTCGCCCGGTGCGGCCACCCAGCGAACGATGCCGCCGAAGGCGTTGTACGACAGGTTGAGCAAATGCAAGGTGGCCGAGCGCTGCGGGTTGGTGCCGGCGATGGTGAAGCCGATCGGCACGACCGACAGGACCGAGTGAGTGCCGTCGAGCGCGGCCTGCATGGCACCCGAGGTCGAGGACATGGTGACGCCGACCGTGGAATCGCGGCTCAAGAGCATGAACGTCGGGGAGGATGCGCCAGCCTGACCGCCGAGGTAGACCTCGAGGAAGGTCAGGCGCTGGGTGCTGTTGCCGCCCTGGACGGCCATGTACGAGCCGTTAGCGAGCGCGGTCGCGGCGTCGGCCGTGGCGGTCGGGGTGAACGTGGTGAAGCTGTACGAGAACTTAGCCATGAGCGGCGAGCCCTAACCTTTCGGAGGTGCTGCTAAACGACGGATGCCGCGGCGCGGCGACAGTGAGGTGCTGCTCCGCGAGCAGACGTTGATAGCGGGTCAGCTCGTCCCGGACCTCGGGCCAGGCACACAACGGGCACTGGCCCTCGGGCGTGGGGTAGTTGACGCCGTCGAAGCGGTGGCCGTTGGGACAGCGCTGCCAGTCGAAGAGCGTGCGCTGGACGGGCGTCAGACCGGCGGGCATCAGGATCGCAGCGGGACGAGCAGCGGGTTGTCGTCGCGGAGCTGCTGGTACTTGCCGTCGACGATCGCCTCGGCCACCTTCTCGAACGGCTCGCACCACAGCGAGCACTTGTCGCAAACGACGGCCATGCACTTGCGGCAGACCTCGCGCGGCCTCGTGCGGTCGGGGTTTCGGAGCACGATCGCCTGGCAATGGCGACAAGTCCAGGTGTCCAGTTCGCGCAGCGTGTTGCCGGGGACGGGCACGCCACCGGCCGCGGCGACCTGCGGCGCCATCTCCGCGGGGATACCCGGCGAGTTGGTGTGGTCGATCATCAGCCAGCCGGTGTGCGAGCTGAGTTTGGTCATCCGGTCCCACTGTAGCGAGGGCGTGCAAGCCCTTAGCCGGGCGTGGAGTCAACGCGTGCATTCGTCGCCTGGGTCAATTCGTACAGCATGGGTGATGGTGAAAGATGGCGGTAGACTGGGAGCACGAATGGTCAAGCGGCGCCGCGTCAATGTCAGTTTCACCGAGGGCGACTTCACGATGCTCACCGATATGTCGAGTCAAGCGGGGCAGAGTTACCCGCAGCTCCTGCACGATGCGCTGGTGCTGTACCGCTGGTGGCGTGAGCACCGGCGCCAGGGTAGCCGGATCCTGGTCGAGACGGCCGCGGGCGAACGCCGCGAAGTCCTGATCGGGCTCTAACGCATCATCGCGGCGAGATTGACCGAGGACATATCGGTCATGCCAGTGTTGGGGCCGAGGCCAGGGGGCAAGACCGCAGCCGGGGTATCCCACCGCCGCACCAGTGGCGCCTGAAACATCGCGAACGGATCGGCGTACAGCAGGCGCACCTCGGACGCGGTCAGCACCTTGCGGTACATCCGCACAAAGACGATCTGCCCGCCGTAGCCCTCATTACCGATGATCCGCTGGCCGATGCTGAAGGTGTCGGTATTACCCGCGCTGGTGGCCTGCGTATCATTCGCGCTCGACACCCCATCGACGTACACCACGCGCGCCCCGCCAGTCGTGCGCGTCACGACCAGGTGATGCTCGCCGGCGGTGATCGACGCGCCCGCCAGATTACCGGCCTGGGTCCCGAACGTCCACACGTTGGTGCCCGCGTGCCACAGGCCCCAGTAGGCCGCGCCTTCCCGCCCCTGCTGGACGATGACCTCCCAGTTGCCATTCGGGCCAGCGTCGTTGACCAGCACTTCCAGCGACGAGTCCGTATTGTTATCGAACAGGTCAGTCCCCAACGTGCTGCTGCCAGGGCTGAGTTGGAAGCGTAGATTACCGGTGGTGAAGTCGATACACGTCCCGCGTCTGAAGTTCGGCGTCCAGACCGTGGTGCCAGCCGCCGCCGCCAGCGGCTGCGACTTCGGGCCGAGGTCGTACAGCGAAGTCCCGGCGCCTTCATTGAACAGCCAACAGTTACTGAGACCGGCAACCAACGGATAGCTCAGGTCGATGGTGGTGCGGCCGAAGATCGGCTTCAGACCACCCGAGGTCCGCGTCGCGACCGGCATTGACTAGGTACCTAGCTCATCATGCAGCCGGTACTTCAGGGTGTTGCCCGACGCCCCGAGCGCTGGCCCCATGTTGTTCTGGACGACGAGCTTGAACGAAAACGGCGGGACGAGGATGTTCGTGCGGATCTTTCGTTTCGCCGCGACCGCCGTCGAGAACGGAAAGACCGTGATCGGCAAGTCCGACGTATTGGGCGTGTCCTCGTAGTTCGTACCGTCGATCTGCGCAACGAGGAACACCGCGCACGAGGGCGTGCCGGTGGGGGTCAGCGAGGCCAACACAAGCTCGAGGTCGAGGTAGAGGTGTTTGTTCGTCTCGTTGTCGTAGGCCGCTGAGGCGGTGCAGAACGCGGCATTCGCCAGCGCGTTGAGTTCGGTCGTCAGCGCCGTGGCGATGGCAATCGGCGTTTGCCAGGAAAAGACCGTCACCAGCCGGACTCCTCGCCCTTGATCCGCCGGACATCGACCAGGGTGACCGGCTCGAGCCCCAATTCCTGAGCGCGGCTAACCGTGCGGTTGGCCAGGGCCAGGAGATTCGTCCGCGTCTGCGTCCCGGCCCCGAAGATCGACGACATGATCGCTCGCGTGTTCGCATTACTGGCGTCAATACTCGGCATCTGGAGCAGGGTCTGAAGCTTCGATTCCGAAACCGAGGCGACCGCGGGCCAGTCGGCGTTGTCGATGGCGTTGAAGATGTCCTGCACCGGCACCGCCGTGTTGGGCAGCGTGCGGCCGGTATTGGTGGCGTTCAGCAGATCGACGATCTGCTGATTCGTCTTGCCCGCGTAGCCGAGGCTGGCCGGATCACCATCGACCTCGTTCTTGAGTGCGCGGTAGTCCACGGTAGGGGCAGTCTAACGCAGGTAAGGCTAGTGCAGACCGACGCGACGACTACAAACGGGCCATGCACCGGGACCCTGCACCGCTAGCCCGCGCTCGGCCACCACGATCTGCTGCTCGCGGCTGGCGAGATCCGGCCGCGCGGCGAATGCCAGGCCGCCATAGTTGCGCCAGAACGTCATATCCATCTGGACGCCCCCGAAGTAGCCATTCCCGGTCGCAATATGCCAGCGGCCATTCGACTCGCAGGCGGCGAGGCGATCGAATACCCCGAGCGGTCTGACGATCGCCGCCGCAGGCAGCTCGCCCACCATGCGGAGATAGGTCCGCGGCTCCTGGCCGGTGGTGTTGATGGCGCCTAGGAGGTCCTGCGGATCGACGCCGGCTTCGGCGGCGGCGGCCTCGACCTCGTCGGCGCGAATGCCGATGGCGGCGCCGGCGACCAGCCCGACGAGGATGCCGAAAGCGCAGGCGACCGTCAGGCGGGCCACGACTTCACCTCCGGGCGGCGCTCAAGGTCGCTGCCGCGGCCCAGCTCGAGCAGCATCCGTTCGAGACTGGCGATGCGTTCGTCGCGGCGGGCGATGAGGTCGCGGAGCATCAGGATTTCAGCGCGCAGGCGATCCTCCAGGTCGGTCATGCAAGCTCGTCGGGATAGTTGCACGGACTCAAATCAACGCCTCCAGGCGCGCAGAATTTGGCGCTCGAGGAACACCTCGCGGAGCATTAGCGAGCGCTGGTGAACGAGGTTTTGGCGACGCTCGAGCGTGGCGTTGGTGAGGGTCACGCGGCCGTGGAAATCGTGCAGGTCGGCGAGTCGATCGCACTCGCGGATCGACAACGCGAAGCTGTGCAGGCTGGCCTCGAGGTGCCGCACGCGCTGGATCGCCAGCTCGTGGTCGACGGTCAGGGCGGCGGCGGTGGTCATGATGCCCGGGCCCCCCGAGTCGCACCGAGTTCCACCAATGCGTGTTGGGCTTTACAGCGTTTCTCGTATCTGAAGTACGCGGTTTTTCCGATCCCAATTTCTTCGTACAGCTCACGGTCGGTGACCGGCCGGTAAGGATGTCGTGCTTGTACAACAACTACCGCCGCGTCTTTCGCCACATGCCAGTCATCATCTAGCGGGTAGGTCTTCATACGACCTCGACGAGCAGGTGCTTCCCCGAGGAATAAGGCGACCTCGCCTTGAAAGGCGAGTTGAATGGCACGTCGCTTAGCCACACCAGCAAATCCCCGGATTGCCGGCCAGTTTAGGTGGGCAGATTAGTTCCCTGTCGTTCCTGTTGGTTCCATCTGGTTCCACCCGGTTCCCGATTTCCGGGGCCTCTTGTCCCCACGCGAAAGCGGGTGCGACGCTGGGAGCATGCAACTCCAGACCGCACCCGCTCGAGTCGCTCAACTCGCGTTGTTCGACCGCTCGCAGTATCGCTCGTTGTATGCCGCCCGATCTATCTCGCAGATGTCCCAGACCCCCCAGTACCGCCGCTGGTGGTGCAGTCCGCGCCGCGATCGGCAGCGCTACGAAGCCCTGGTCCGGCAGAAGTTCAAGTGCGATGCCTGCGGCTACGTGCTCAACCCGCGGTCCTATGACGTGCACCACGCCCGGGGCTACGGCGACCTCGGCTACGAGTCGGATACCGACCTGGTCGCGGTGCACCGGATCTGCCATCGCCGGCTCGAAGACGCGGCGCGGCGCGATCGCGCTGGCTGCGGTTGCGGTCCGGTCAGCCATGCGGAACTCCGCTCAAGCGCAGCGTGACGAAATCGAGTTCCGTTTGCCGACACGCCGCACAGTCGTCAATAAACTTGCCGACGTGGCCCGGACACCACAATCGGTGTTCGTCCTGGGGGCTGAGGGTGGGCGGCGGGTCGTACTCGAAGGGCCGTCGGCGGCCTCGTCTGCCTCGTCGGTCAACCCAATGCCCCCCCTGCTCGTCAGGGGGGGTTGGGGGGGTCTCCTCTCCGTTAGGAGAGTTAAAGCTACGAGAAGACAAAGAAGGAGAAGCTACGAGGCGGGCCGGGGGAACACCTAGGTCCGGCTCCGGGTCACACCTAAGGTCGTCCCCGGTGGTACACCCGGGTACACCCTCCGGAGATGGCAAAGTCGAAGATTCCTCCCTCGGGTGCGGTCGCTGATGCTTCGCCCAGTTTTTCACTTGAATGTACTGTTTTCCGTCGACCTTGTACCGTTCGATAAAATCGTGTGCCGCGAGTTCGGTTAATGCCTTGTCTGCATTGAGGTTGTCGTAGGGCAATAGCTCGGCTTTGATCTTCTTCGGGCGGTCGAGCAGGCGGCCCTCACGGTCCGCGATCGTCCACAACCCCGCGAACAGCAACCGGACGAGCGGCGGCAGCTCCCCGAGTAGCTCGTTAGCGAAGAATCCGGGC